TATGCCTTGTGATCCTTTATTTAAATGTTTTCATTATGAAGCACAATATAGTTTTTATAAACAATTAGGATGGACAGAAGAACATTTAAAACCACAATATATGGGTGTTGTTATGCAGTCTAATTGTGATTTACCTATTAAATATTAAATATGATAACATTTTGTATAAGCACTTTTAATAATTTACCGTATCTAAAAATAGCTATTGATTCTGTTAGGAAAAATAGTCATTATAAAGACGCTCCATTTATAATTCATGCCGAAAATTGTAATGATGGAACGGATAAGTGGTTAATAGAAAATAAAGAAAAATATCAACTAGATGTTTATTTAGATAAAAATGAAATACCTTTAGGTATTGGTGGTGGTATGAATTTTTGTGCTGATAAAGTTAAAACTGAATTTATAATGTTTTTACATTCTGATTTTTATGTTACTAAAGATTGGGATATTAAATTAATGGATGTATTTGAAAAATACCCAAACCAAAAATTATGGGTTAATTCTCACAGAGTTGAACCTAATATGTTTAACAACCCAGATCAAAGACCAGGAACAGTAATAATACCTAAGGAAACGTTTGGTGCTTATCATAATGATTTTAAAGATCAAATATTTGATTTATGGGCTAAAGAATTTACTGATACAAATGATTTTGAAATACCTAAAGGTGAAGGAGTATCGGGATTAATTAGAAAAAAAGATTGGGATGAAATAGGAGGTAATGATTCTTTATTTGCACCCGCAAGTTGGGATGATATGGATTTATTTTTAAGAATGCTACAAAGTGGATTTGGGTTTATTTTAACTACAAAATCACTAGTTTACCATTTTGGTGCTAGAGGAAGCCATAGGTTAGAAGAAAATGATAATAAATCATCTAAAAGACAAATTAAAGCTGAAAGGGATAATGCTCAAAAATGGCTTAAAAAATGGGGCTCAATGCCCGAATTTAATCAATATGGAATGATATGCGGTTTAAAGAAGTAATACAAAAATGTGATGCTATTGTTTTACCTGCCTATATAGCAGGTAAAGAAGATATAGATAGAATTAATCACTTACAGTTAATAAATAAAGATTTTAATAAATTATTTAAAAAAACAATTATTTGTGTTAATTATAAATCATTAGAAATAAGAAAAGAATATAAAGATAAAATTGAAGAATTATTTAATAATCACTTTAATAATGTAGACTATATTCATAATAAAACTAATTTTACTAATGTTAGATCTTTATGTGAGCAAGAAGAGTTATTAATACAATTATGTAAATCTCGGGATTACAAATTTATATGTAAAACCATGGATCATGTTGTTATATTAGAGGAAGCATATGATTTAGAATTAAATAATGATTCAGATTTTTATTACACAAATGGTATAGGAGCCCAAAGGTGTTTAGAATGGGAAAATGATATAGAGCTTATAGCAAATCAAACATTTTTTCCCCAAACTAACTTTTATTTTTTAGATGTAAGTAAAATAGATTACATATATGATTTAGAAGATGTTAAACAAAAACATTTAGATTATGAAGAAAATGATAAACAGAAATCAAATGGATACTTTGTATGTTGTGAAGATGAAACTGGTAAAATGGCTACTAGAAATAATTTAAAAATGTCTGATATAATACCAAAAGATAAATTTAAATTACTAATTCAGAGAGTTATATACAATTCTATTGTTGATCCAAGTTTTAAAAATTTATCAACTTGTGGTATATTACATTATCAATATATAAATCAACCTATAAATAAACTAATATGATAAGTATAGTAATACCTAGCTATAATAATTTAAGACATTTAAAAAACGCTTATAGTAGTGTAAGAAAACATTATACTGATAAAGTAGAGTTAATATTAATAGATGATGGATCAGATGATGGCACTTTTGAATGGTTAAAAACATTAGATGATAAAAATTTAATATTTTGGAGAGAAGATATTAGAGTAGGACATACTATTTTATATGATAAAGGAATTAACAAAGCTAAAAATGATGTAGTAGGAATATTACATGCAGATATGTATATAGCTCCTGGTTATGTTGAAAATTTAATTAAACATTTAGAACCAGGTATGGTAGTTTGTGCTACTAGAGTAGAACCGCCTTTACATCCAGAAGGGAATGAAAAAATAATAAAAGATTTTGGTCTTGATTTTGATTCATTAGATATAGAAGGATTTTATAAATTTGCTAAAAAGGAATCATTTAGTTCTTATGGTGTAGTAACTAAAGGAATGTTTGCTCCTTGGGTTTTATATAAAAAAGATTTTCAAGCTATGGGTGGTCATGATCCTAAATTTGCACCTTTTCCATATGAAGATTCAGATATATTTCAAAGATGGCTAATAGAAGGTTATGGTTTAATTCAAAGTAGAGATGCCTTAGTTTATCATTTAACCTGTAGAGGCCACAGATGGAATAAGGAAGTTGGTAAAAATGATGATGAATTTAAACAATTTGAGGAAAATGCTAGAAAACATTATCTTCAAAAATGGGGTAGCTGGATACAAAATGATAGTTTTGGTCACCCTATATTAGTACCAGTATATAATAAAAAGATAATTATTAATAATTCAAACCCCAAATTAGATACCATTAAAGATTGGTTTAATGGTGGTGATGATATTGTTGTTAATATAGATGGTAATAATTTTACAGCTATTGATTTTGAATATATAACAAAACTTAATCAAATAGTTGAAGATAATGGATCTATAGGTGAATTTGAATTAGGTAATGTCAAAATCAAAATCAACAAAATTGAAGATATTTCAAAGTCTTTTAATATTTCTTAAAAGTAATGCGCAGGAGGCTTGGCTACCGCAGAGAGGGTTCGTATATTTACCACGTAAATAAGGCAAAACGCCGGAAAACTAATTAAAACAATAAAGGTTATGATGATAATAAACAAAATTACAGGTAGAGATGTTACCAAAGAAATGAATGCATTAAGTGAAGGTTTAATTACTAATGAAGAATTCGAAGTAATAACTATGACACCTAGTAAAGACGAAGAAATACAAGTACCATGTTCAGCTGAACAAGATTGGGCTTGGCATTATGAGTCTGAGTAAGACTTCCGCAATAAAATTTGGCTACCGTAAATAGAGTTCGTATATTTACAGGGTAAAACGGGTGCGAACCCAAATATTAATTAAAAAATAAAGGTTATGTTAGATCAATTAGAATTATTCCAAGTATTAAATACAGAACAACAAACAGAAGTTAATTCATTTGTTGAAAGAACAAATAAACAAGTAGTTGATAGAGTAGCAAGTATAAAGAAAATGATAGATTTGCTTGAAACTGGTGGGTTTGTAGAAGGTGTAAATTTTAAAAGAAATTTTGAAATAGGAGAAAGTACACATGAAAGAACATTTGGTTGGGGTGATAATAAATTTGATGCTGAGGTGACAGTTAATACAGTAAGTGGTGGTGTTGCTTTAATACATAAAAGATATTATAATGGTCAATTAGTAACTACAAAATCAAATGTTGGTAGAGAAGGTGATAAATTAGAATGTAGTATGATAACTCCACAATATAGAGCTTACAAACCAACTTCATTATTAGTTAAATTAAATGAGTATAATGAAGAACAACAATGGAAATTTGATAATTACAATAAGAAAAAAGATATAATAAGTTATACTCTTAATAAGTATACTACATTATACCCAAATGCTACTGTGCAAACAGGTACTGGATATTCTGGTCGTCAAGCATTTGCCACAATATTAGTTTCATTTCCAAGTGGTAGTTGGGTTGAATTTAGATTAGGATTTAAACAAAATGAAGAATACACATTTAAAAAATTTGATGCTAAAGTTGATTCATTAAAAGGTATGGATTTATTAAACCATTTTAACAAACAAAAATAATATGACAGAATTACAAAATTTTATAGATGAAATGAGAGGTACTAGTAGTGCTACCGACAAAATAGCGATTATATCGCGTAGTTCAGCGTTTATACACAATGTACTCGAGTATACCTACAACCCATATAAACAATATAACGTTACAGGTAAAACATGCAAAAAAAATAATGACTTACTTGATAAGACTGTATTTGATTTTATGGATGGTGATATTTTTAAATTATTAAATTCATTAACAAGAAGAGAATTTACAGGACATAAAGCAATTGGTGTAATAAATGGATTTGTTGCTAATACTGCTTATGGAGAAATAATATATAAGATAATTGATAAGGATCTGGACATAAGAGTTGGAGCTTCTATTATAAATAAATCAGTTCCTGGGTTAATTCCTACATTTAATGTTGCTCTAGCTCAAGAATATAAAGGAAAATGTGATTGGAATGATGAATGGTTTGCTAGTAGAAAATTAGATGGTGTTCGTTGTTTAGCAGTTACTGATTTTGAAGGTAAATGTACACTATATAGTAGAATGGGTAAAGAATTAACCACATTAAATAAAGTAAAAGATGCTATTGAAGCAACAAATATTATTAATACTGTATTTGATGGTGAAATTTGTTTAGTTGATGAAAATGGTGATGAAGATTTT